GAGATAAGAAAGAGGATGCTTTACTAAGACCTAACAAAGAATCTACGCTTGAAAAGAAACAAAAAGAAAGGATTATGCGTAAAGAAAAGATAACAAAAGCATTTAATAAGATAGTAAAAGACCTATTCTAATGGCTGAGAACGAAACCCTTGCCGAATTGTTGCGTAGGAGAGGCGAGCAACTTATTAACTTGCCTACTGAGGCTACTAGGTTTTTAACTGATCCACAAGCATTTGCTAAGTTGTTAGGAATTGATCCTAATCAACGATTAAGTGGGTTTAGTTCAGGATTCTCAGGAGTGCCACAAAAACCTCCTAGTGATATTGGGGTAGTTGATCCACGCAACAGAGAATACTCAAAAGGTTATGAGTCTGGCGAACAAGCTAGTGTAATGACTGGATTAGCATTACCATTAACACCTTTAGCAAAACCAGTAGGCAAAGCATTAGGTAAACAAGCCTACGAAATGACTGAAGATATGTTGGCTAAACAAGGAATGATGCCTAGTGTTGTTCCTAGAAAACAAATAATAGAAAAGGAAATTAACAAAGTAGAACCCACAATATCGGTGCAAGATAGAATAATACCAGTTACATTACATCCTGTAGAAGCTAGACAAGGCAATAAAATAGAGTATGTAAACACAGATAAGTTTGAAAATGCGTTTAAAAAAGATGAAACTGGTTATATTGGTAAAGGTGGAACTGAAAACGCTATTGGAAAAAGATACCAAGGTGTAGAAGAATTTTTAAAGACTGCACCATCAATGCGAGCAAGTGAAGTCCATGTCAGACCAAATGGTAGTGTTGTTTTTGGTGATGGTAGGCATAGATACGCATTTCTTAGAGATCAAGGATTAGACAAGATACCTATTTCAATGGATGCAGACTCAATTAAATATGCTAAGAAGTTTGGCTACATAGATTAAAAATTAGTGTTAAAATAAAACCAATATAAATCAACTACTTGAGAATATATGGACAAAAAACTGACGAAAACTGACGATGTAAGGTTAAAAAACCTTAGTAGAGCAGGCAGACCAGCAGGAATACCTAATAGAAGCACTACGCTTGCACGAGAAGCGATTGCAGGATTTGTTGATGCTAATGCTCACAAAATGCAAGAGTGGCTTGAGAAGGTCGCTAATGGTGTCCAAACAGATGATGGTAAATGGGTAGTACCTCCATCACCTGATAAAGCGTTCACGATGCTACAACAAGTCATGGAGTATCACTTACCTAAACTTGCACGACAAGAAGTAGTAGGAGACGAGGCAAAGCCAATCCATTATAGGTTTTCATGGAAGAAGTAGTCGAGATAGAACTAGATTACAGTCCTAGAACTGTATTCGAGGGATTTCACGATAGAACAGAGAGATGGGCAGTTATAGTCGCACATAGAAGATGTGGAAAGACTGTGGCTGTACTCAATGACACAATCTATAGAGCATTGACTGAGAACAAAGAGAATGGTCAGTATGGGTATATTGCACCTTACTACTCGCAGGCCAAAAGCATTGCCTGGTCATACTTATTACGCTTTAGTGAGCCTGTACGCAAGACTGCTAATCAATCTGAATTATGGGTAGAACTAATCAATGGTTCAAAGATACGACTATTTGGTGGTGACAATCCAGACGCACTCAGGGGTAATTACCTTGATGGGGTAGTTTTAGATGAGATGGCTGATATGAAACCTAATCTTTGGGGACAAATCGTGAGGCCGTTACTTTCTGACAGATTGGGCTGGGCTACCTTTATAGGCACACCTAAAGGGCATAACGGATTCTATGACATCTTTAGCAAGGCAGAGCAACAAGATAATTGGTATGTGAAAGTCCTACGAGCAAGTCAAACAGGAATATTACCTAGAGACGAACTAGATGATGCTAGGTCTATGATGACAGAAGATCAGTATGAGGCTGAGTTTGAGTGTAACTTTGAGTCTGCTATCTTAGGTGCATACTATGGTAAAGAGATGCGTATGCTCACAGACCAAGGAAGAATCACTAATGTTGAGTACGATCCATTATTCCCTTGTCATACTGCATGGGACTTGGGCTACAGCGATGATACTGCAATCTTTTGGTTTCAAGCTGTGCATGGTGAGATACGAGTCTTAAACTATCACTCTAGTAATGGTGAGAACATTGACTACTATACGAACCTAATCAAGTCTAAAGAAAGGGAATATGGGTACAAATATGGTACACATTGGCTACCTCACGATGCTAGAGCCAAGACACTAAGTAGTGGTGGTAAGTCAGTAATTGAGCAAATAGCTACTAAAATACCTATAGAAACGCTTAAAATAGTACCTAATCTATCGTTACAAGATGGAATACAAGCATCAAGGATGGCATTACAAAGGGCATGGTTTGACACTAAATGTCAAGAAGGTATAGAATGTCTAAGACAGTACCAAAGAGAATATGATGAGGACAAGAAAGTTTTTAGGGATAAACCTAGACACGATTGGACAAGTCATGGTGCAGATGCTTGGAGATACCTCTCTATTGCATACAGAGAAGAAGAAAAACCAATCTTGAAAGACCACTCGATCAAGGGGTTATATGTAGGGCAAACAGATGTAACTTTGAATGAAATGTGGGCAGTATCGCCTAAACCTAGGAGTGGAAGAATATGAATCACGATTACACAGATTGGTACAATCGAATCCTATCTTACGAGAGAGCCTTTAAGAAGTGGGAAGGTCGAGCAGATAAGATACTAAAGCGTTATCGTGACGATTCAAGACAACAGAACAATCCAAATGCTAGGTTTAACATTCTTTACAGTAATGTCCAAACAATAACTCCAGCTATTTTTGCTCGACTTCCTAGACCTGATGTAACTAGACGATTTAAGGACAACGATCCGATTGGTCGTGTAGCTTGTACTATGCTTGAAAGAGCATTGGAGTATGAGTTAGAACACTATTCAGACTATAAAACAGCAATGGATAGTGCAGTCTTTGACAGAATGATTGGTGGTCGAGGTACTGCATGGGTACGATATGAACCACATATTGTTGCTGACGAACAAGGTTTACCTGAAGATGGTCTACAGATTACTGAAGATATAGATGAAGATGAATCGCACAAAGCGATGATTTCTGAAGCACCTGAGAGAATTGAATACGAATGTGCTCCTTGCGATTATGTTCATTGGAGAGACTTTGGTCACTCAGTAGGTAGGACTTGGGAGGAAGTAACTTGGGTATATCGTAAAGTCTATATGAATCGTGATGCTCTAGTTGAACGATTTGGCGATGACTTAGGCTATCAGATACCTTTAGATACTAAGCCTGAAGAAGGTAAAACATACGCAAGTAATCAAAATATGAGAGAGCAAGCGTGTATTTATGAGATATGGGATAAAGAGTCTGGTGATGTACTGTGGATTTCTAAGGCAATGGGTAAGATTCTTGATGAGAAACCTGATCCATTAGAGTTAGAGGACTTTTGGCCTTGTCCAAAGCCTTTATTCAGTAACATAACTACTGAGAACTTAGAGCCAATCCCTGACTTTACGATGTATCAAGATCAAGCAAAGGAGTTAGATACCCTTGCAGATCGTATTGACGGACTAATCAACGCATTGAAAGTACGAGGAGTCTACGACGCAAGTGCATCTGAACTCAATCGACTGTTCTCTGAAGGTGAGAATAACTCACTATTACCTGTTAAGAATTGGGCAGCGTTTGCTGAGAAACAAGGACTCAAGGGTGCTATTGACTTAGTAGACATTACACCTTTTGCGTCTGCTTTGATGTCGTGTTATCAAGCTATGGAACAAGTAAAGTCCCAAATCTACGAGATTATGGGGATTGCTGACATTCAAAGGGGTCAAACAGACCCTAATGAAACACTAGGTGCTCAGATAATTAAGAGTAATAACGCTGCAGGTCGATTAAAGACTATGCAACACAATGTTGTGAACTTTGCGACTAAGATTCTTAACATCAAAGCACAGATTATTTGCAGACACTTTACAGAAGAAACAATAGTTAGGATAAGTGGTGCAGCACAACTATCAGATAACGATAAGCAACTTGTACCTCAAGCATTAGCACTACTTAAAGACGAAAGTGCTAAGAATTTTAGGATAGAAGTCACCTCAGATTCAATGATTTACCAAGATGAGATGCAAGAGAAAAATGATCGCATGGAGTTTTTGAGTGCAGTAGGTAATTTCATGCAAAACATCATCCCTTTAGGACAAAATGCACCTGAATTAGTACCGATGGCGATGGAAATGCTTAAATTTGGTGTAACAGGGTTCAAAGTTGGTAAGGGTTTAGAGGGTTTAATTGACGAAACAGCAGATAAACTCAAAGAAATGGCTAAACAACCACGACAACCACAGCCTAATCCTGAAATGATGAAGATTCAAGCACAGTCCCAGGCTAAACAAGCTGAAATGCAGATGAACGCACAGCTAGAACAAGCTAAGATGCAACAACAGATGCAAGTTGAGCAACATAAACAAGAGATGCAAGCACAAGAGAACACTCTACGCAACCAGTTAGAGGCTCAACGACAGACTATGGATCGTGAGATGGAGATGAAGTTAGCACAAATGAAGATGATGACAGAGAGGAACACACAGATTCTTCTTGCATACATCAACAATGGTGCAAAGATTGAAACAGCACGAATTACAAGTGGTTTAGACGATGGTGCAATGGCTTATGCAGAGTATCAGAATGATGAAGATATAATGAAAGCACAAGAACATCCTTTAGCACCTATAGCGAATGCAATTAGTCAAGGTAATCAAGAAATGACTAATACAATAGGACAGTTAATAGGCACATTACAACAACAGCAAGAGGCATCAAACAGACCAAAACAAGTAATAAGGGATGAGCAAGGCAAAATTGTAGGAGTCCAATAATGGCTATTACAGTTAAGCACAGTAAAGTCTCAACAATACCTGATGAGGCAGATACAAGTCTAGTAAGACCTAGTGATTGGAACGCAGACCATGTATTAACAGGAACTATTCCTATTGTTAATGGTGGAACTGGTCAAACTACTGCTAATCTTGCGTTTAATGCACTTGCACCTAGTCAAACAGGTAATACAGGTAAGTATCTAACAACAGATGGCACAGATACAAGTTGGTCTACAAATCCTTTAGGAACTGTAACAAGTATCACAGCAGGCACAGGTTTAACAGGTGGAACGATAACGACAAGTGGAACTATAGCAATCGACAGTACAGTTGCAACGCTAACAGGAACACAAACCCTAACAAACAAGACATTAACTACTCCTATTATTGGGCAGATTAATGATGTCAATAGTAATGAAATCCTCTTATTAACACCTGTAGCAAGTGCAACAGATTACTTTACTTTAAAGAATGGTATTGGAGTTGGTGTACCCTTGCACTTAATAGCTGAAGGATCAAGCACAAATATTGGGCTACATATTCAACCTAAAGGCTCAGGTTTAGTAACAATTAGCGATGGTACAGACTTTAATAAAGGTATCAGATTTAGGAGTTCAAGTAGTGCAGCAAGTGCTATTACGCTATTAGATGCAGTATCAAGTGCTGGTCGAGTTATAACATTACCTGATGCTACTACGACTCTAGTAGGTAGAGATACAACAGATACACTAACAAACAAGTCCATATCAGGTTCTACAAATACCCTAACTAACATAGCTAATGCAAGTTTAACTAACTCAGCGATTACTATAAATGGGACTAGCACAAGTTTAGGTGGCTCGATCAGCGTAGGAACTGTTACAAGCGTTACAGGTACAAGTCCTGTAGTCTCTAGTGGTGGTGCAACACCAGCGATTAGTATGCCTGCAGCTACAGCAAGCGTTAATGGTTATCTAACATCGACTGATTGGACAACATTTAACAATAAGTCTAATACTAATGGGACAGTAACTAGCGTAAGTGGCACAGGTACAGTCTCAGGTATATCACTAAGTGGTACAGTTACGACTACAGGAAATCTAACGCTAGGTGGCACATTAGACTTATCAAGTCCTCCAGTCATAGGTGGAACAACACCAAACACAATTACAGGTACAACGATTACAGCAACAACAGGAATTTTTGGTGGGACTTTCTAAATGTTTCAAGCAGCTTTCCAAGTCAATGCTTTTCAGAATAATGCGTTTCAGACTACAAATCCTGTACCTGAAATGGATATGCACGATGGTATTACTAAGGAAGAACTAAGAAGGATTCGAGCATTACTCAAGAAACGACAACAAGCAGAAAATGAACGCAATAGATTAAGAATTGAGAAGATACGAGCAAGAAAAGAGGCATTAACTAACTTAATTGACCCAAAAGAAATACGCAAAGTCATTGAAGTTAAAGTAAAATCTATACAACCGAAGATAGAAAAAGTCGATTTTGACATTCAATCACTTGAAAATGAACGACAGAAACTTATTCATGCTATACAAGTACGACAAGAAATCTATAGACTTAATATGGAATTGGCTATACAAAATGCCAAGACTAGAGCAGATCAAGATGATGAGGAGGCTATATTAATACTCTTACATTAAAAACTTTAGGTAATAAACCTGTTGATATTGTTAAACCTATTAATACTGCTAATCCTCATACTGAATACAAGAAGGCTTACGAGCATTTACACGCTGGAAGATTAGACGCTGGTTTCAGACTATTTGAGTACAGATGGCATCCAGAGATAATGGCGAATCAAGCTGCAGGTTATGTTAAACCCTTAAATATTCCTGTTTGGCGAGGCGAAAGTCTAATAGGTAAGTCAATCACAGTTGTGCATGAGCAAGGCTTTGGCGATATTATTCAATACGCTAGATTCTTACCAGCTTTAAAGGTTTTAGGTGCAAGAAGGGTTGTAAGTCTTAATCACGATTCATTACATTATCTTTTAGGACAGATAAGTAGCGTAGATGTATTTACAAATGAAAGTGAAACAGGAACAGCAGTTCGTTCAGATTATTGGATTGGTGCTATATCTTTACCCTATTACTTATCATTACAACATCCTCATGTTAAGGCATTATTCCCTTGTAATTTGCAGAAAATTGTCGGTAGTGAGGGCTATTTTGAGGCAATACCATCGAATATTCCAAGCAAGATAGGGGTAAATTGGGCTACATCTAAGGGTATTCTTCATTATGTAAGGACTATGCATCCTAAGAATATGCTTGAGTTAGTAGGTACAAATGCTTACTCATTAAACCCTGATAGTGACGAGTTTTGGCATCCTTTACCTAACGATGGTTGGCAAAAGGATTGGTCTAAGACTGCTAGTCACATTCCT